GGAAAAAATTAGGGCCGGCTCAAAGAGGAGATTGCCGACCCTAGGAAGGAGTATATAGGTAAAAACGAATGAGGCTTTCGTTTGTATAATGAATTACTACTACGCGAAGTACTGCATTGGCAAGTACCTAACGCACAAATCAAGCTGATTTTATGTATCTTAGCGGATCATACTGGATCATCTGGGACATGCTACCCAAGCATCGAACGGTTGACCAAGCTTGGGTGCATGTCCAGATCATCCGTTATTCGTGCGTTGAACTGGTGTGTAGAACATCAGATCATTGAAAGATACTCGGGCGGCAAGGGTCGCCCAAGCTTATATCAATTCACAATTGTTAAGGAGGAACCAATGGTAAAGCAAACTAGTGTCACACAGACACACAAAGGTAATAATATAATTAACTTAGAAGAATATATATTACCTTCGGGTGTCACACAGACACTACCCTTCGACGAGTTCTGGGATTTATACCCAAGAAAAGTTGCCAAGGGTCATGCGCGTCTGGCTTTTAAGAAAGCTTGCAGCAAAGAAAAACCACAGACAATCATCGATGCTGTCAAGAAGTTTGCAGCCGCAGTCAAGGGTAAGGAAAAACAATATATTCCGCACCCGACAACGTGGCTTAACGGTGAGCGTTGGGATGATGACATCGATGACGTTGCACCACAGGCAACGACAAATACAGATCGTCTGAAAGAAATCTTAGTGTGGGATATGCCAGGGCAAATAGAGGATAAGTCATGAACTTAGAAGATCGACAGCGTACCATTGGTACATGGTTAGTAAAACTTCTTAAGCGTTACACACCACCCGCAGGGATGGATGATGAAACATTACGAGAGGAGATGCAGCTTATTGTTAATGATATCAACAACAAGATACCATCTCAGTTCGAGCAAGTTGATCTTGATCAAACTCTTATCAAGGTCGATGGACACGTCCGCGCCAACCATGGAGCGCGAGCGTGGCCTTCGATCAAGACGTTTATCAATGCAACCATTGAAGCTGTGAAAGATTACAGTCGTGCGATTGCAGTTCCCAATGTGACTGTGAACTACGCAGCCAACAAGTCAGACATAATTTATGCACGGCGTGTGTTGCGTGGTGATCCAATCCCTGACTATTTACTTGATCCTAACTCAAGGTGGCGACAACAGGTGATAGATACTGGCATAGTTTCTCACGAAGACTTTGCAAAATATCTTGCACCTATAAACAAATGATGATAGTAGTTTTTATAGAGGAGAAAAAACTATGAACAGACAAGGCTTTATCGGTGGCAGTGATGCAACTGCCATCATGCGAGGAGAATGGTACGACCTATGGTGCATCAAAACAGGGCGCACACAGCCCGAAGATTTGAGCCGCAACCTAGCCGTACAGATGGGTATCCACACAGAAGATTTTAATCTTAAGTGGTTCGAGCAAGAGCGCAATGTTGTGCTGCGCAATCATCAGTTTGAGATTGAGCGCAACACTGATAGTGGCATACCAATCAAAGGTACACTGGATGCAATGTTAGATGATGCTGTTGTTGAGGCAAAGCATACCAATGCATTCAATGATATGGATGGTGTGATTGAACGCTACATGCCACAGCTACAGCTTTACATGTGGTTAGCTAATGCAACGCATGGTGCTTACTTGTCTGTTATTTTTGGTAACAGCAAGTGGGAAAGCGTACACGTTCGGAAAGACGATAACTACATCATCAATCTGTTGGCAGTTATTGGTGATTTTTGGCGACACGTTGTCGAAGATCGTGAACCTATTGGCTTTGATGTGCCCAAGGTGGACATAAAAAGCATACCGATTGACGACATGGTGGTGCGTGATGCATCGCAAGACAACCACTTTGTAAGCTTGTCAGCCGACTACATCAATCACATGGAAGCGGCAAAGATACATGAGCGTACAAAGAAAGACTTGAAAGCTATGGTTGGTGACGATGAGCGCGAAGTGTTCTGCGAATACCTGACTGTCAAACGTGACAAGCGTGGTGCGCTGCGCATAACCAAGAGAATATGATGGCGCATAAAAGAATAGTAATATCGCCTAACAACAATAGGCCAAGATATAGAGTTGCAAAGAGGAGTAATGCAAATGTCAAAAGACAATCTATCAATATGGAATTCACTGTCCAAATCAGACCCGAAATATCTAAAGAAAGTGAGCTTCGGTTCGCGCTCATTCACAGCAATCGACCCACAGTATCAGGTGCGGATGATGACTGAACACTTCGGGCCAATTGGTTTGGGTTGGGGTTGGGATTCCACAGTAGAAACTGTGACCACAGCCAACGGAGACATGGCAGTGTTTGCACATGTAACAGTGTGGCATACAGACAACCAACATAGGTTTGGGCCATTCACTGGCTGTCGTAAGTTCTATGATATGACAAAGAATCGTATGAACGAAGACGCACCAAAGATGGCAGTGACCGATGGCTTGACCAAAGCACTGTCGCACATTGGATGTAACGCCGATGTGTTCCTTGGTGAAATGGACGGTAACAAGTACGCCGCTGACAGTGGTCAGCCCAAAGGCGGATGGTAACTGTCACTCAGGAAATGGTTCAACAGGTTCCCTGCCCGAAGTGTGCAGCCAAGGCAGGGCAATCTTGTGGTCACAGAAAGGACAAGTCCCGAAGTCACCACAGTAGACTAAGGGCTGCACAGAAACACTTTAATACAGGAGCCAGAAGCATGGCAGATTATGATAACACTAACTCAGGCGCAGCGTTCAAGCCATTCGATACTATGCGTATGATCTTGCAAGGCAAGATGAACATCGAAGGTAATGATCGCAAGGTAGTCTTAGTGGCAGATGAAACCAAGAACGGTAAGCGTCTGGTCGAGGTGTACCAGAAGGTTGCAGTCTTGTTCGAAGAAGACAAAGGCGACAACCCTGCACGGCCTGATTACGCAGGGCCAGTAGAAGATTACGCAACCAACAAGAACATGCGTATCGCAGGTTGGAAGCGTGAGAAAGATGGCAACAACTATATGTCTCTGCAAATCTCAGAGAAAACTGGTGCGCCAGCAGCAGAAGAAAAGTTGGACGATGCCATCCCATTCTAAATGGTACGGTTTGCGAGAACGCCAGAAGCGGGAACGTATCGAGCAAGTTGAGGCACTTGCTCGTAGCCGTATTACCCAAACAGAAGCAGCAGCAGAATTAGGAGTGACGTTGCAAGTTCTTAACAGGTTTATACAGTTGAATAACATTCACTGGCCTGTGATCAAACAAGGAGTAAAGACCAATGGGTCAGATCAAAGAAATATACATAACAAATGTGGTGTGTGACAGCGAAAGAAAATTTGGATTCGCACGTATAATTGAAACAGCGGAAGAAGTATTTGTTCCACCGCATGTTATCTTAGAACACAGTCCACAAAAGGGGGATCAGGTTGTAGCAGAACTGATTCCAAACATAGAAGGTCAGCGCGTAAAACTGCGCGTAAATATGGTGTACGATCCCGATGGGCCGTTCAGACATCTTCTTAAAAATTACAGGCACAAAGAGAAGCAAGCTCCTGTAATGAAAGAGCCAACACATGCAGAAGTTGTTCAATGGATGTGTGATCATCTCAATGCATATCCTATGGATGTTTACACAACTCAACAGTTGGTCGAAGAAATAGAAGTAAGCCATAACTATAGAATGCAAACTGCAACAGCGGGTCGAGACTTAGACCACCTGTTTAAGCAAGGACGCATTGCTAAGTTACAGTTGTTTGCTACAGTAACAAACTCTCGCGCAGCCAGAACCATGTGGTGTGGGCAGCAGAACGCAACGCAAATCTTTGATAAGATGGTAGAGCTTTATGAAAACAATGAACGACGAATCGACATTGGGTAGGCAAATGAAAATGCTTGCCGAGTATGAACGTGCCACACGCAAAGAACTAAAGAATCTTTCGTATGATGGCACATCTAAACTTAACGCTACAAAAGGTGGTCGCCCACAATACGGCGAAACCTATGAGCAATACAGAAAGCGTAAAGGTTTAGGTTAATTCGTGTGGGCAGTGCTATGTAAATGGTCGGACTATAGCTGCTGGCTTAGACGCCACTGCCCACTGCAACAATCTATCAAACAGAGAGGCAAATACAATGGCAACTTATTATATTTTTAGTATTGTTTACATGCTAAATGGCTATGAAATGACTAGCCAAATTTTAACTAACAGCGCAGAAAAATGTTACGAGTTAGTTCGGGCAGCCGAAGAAATATCTAACGTGCTACCCGCTGATCTTTACTGTACTGACACTGGTAGAATCTCAGCGTCAATACGACCTAAGCTTAGACCCCAATCTGGAAGTGAGGCATATCAGTAAAGACTCTACGGCCTTGGTCTGTTCGGACGCGAACCATATCATCATATGCTTCAAGTGCAGTTCCGTCCCAATCAAGAATGTTATCAATGTGCCAAGCACCACCCCATTTAAGTTGGGACATGCCAACCTCTTTTGCAGCTTTGATAATTGTATCTGCTAGATCATCATAAAGAGCTAGTTCCCAAGATGGTCTTGGCCCAACGTAAGCAACAACATCAAAAGCATTTCCTTCAATGTGTTTTGACTTCATTGTAAAAGAAACTTTTTTCTTAACTAGTTCACGTTGATCTTCAATTGTACGCAAACCTCCCATCCAAGGGATGCCAAAATCAATTGGTGTAATTGCAATTGCTCGTTTTACTACAGAAACTAATTCTTCATTCACACCTTTAAGCCTACTAAGACTTGTTTTACTTAATTTAAACTGACTCATTTTTTTAATCCTCTCATCGTGCGGATTCCAAACGATGCCGCTATTGAAGCGTACATTCCCCATTGTACCCATAGTGGTGTTGTCTCCAGATTAGCAAACCCTTGTGCCATTGTCTCTTGCATAGAAGGAATGAAATTGGCGCACAGAATCAAAACAAAAACTATTGTCCACAGCTCGTCTTTCCAACTGTCCTTGCTGGCCTCG